CTTTGCAAAAATTATTTACATAATCTAATAGCTTAATAAAGTTATCTTGAGCAGTTTTTCCAAATAATCCAGCAATCTTAATAGCAGTTTCATCTAACCAATTAGAAAAGCCTAAAAATGCTTTAGAAGTAAATACTTTTTCAATTATTCCACCTAAATAAGCAAATCCTTTAATTAGAATATCTACTGTTATAGCTAAAACATCTAATGTATTCTTAAGAGCTTCACTCCAAAATACAGATTTCTGCATATTTGAATTAGTAGTCTCAAAGTTTAATGCAAGAGCACTTACTAAATTTGAAATATGTTCTGTAATACCGCTAACATCAAAAGTCTTATTGATATTTTCACCAACTGTAGCTAAAGTAAATGATATACTTTCAGCCATTTTATTATATGCTCCAGCTAATGTTTGAGATTGCTTATCAGCCATTCCAAAGAATCTACCACCTTCTGTAGTAGCATACATAAATGCTTGAGCAACATCTCTAACGCTAATTTGACCATCGTGCATTTTTTGAGTTAAAACAGCCATAGATTGGCCTGTCTTATCCGAAATAGCTTGCAATGGGTTAAACCCAGCATTAATCATTTGACGAGCCTCTTGCCCCATCAAACGGCCTGCTGCATTTACTTGTCCAAATGCTAATGATAGTCTTGAAAATTTATCTGCATTACCGCCTGATACATCTCCTAACATCTTTGTAATAGGAATAACTTGCTGTGCAGTTAATCCATATTGCATTAATATCTGAGCACCTTTAGTAATGTCCTGGAATTGCATAGGAGAAGATAATGCTTGAGTTTTTAACTCAGAAAGCATATTCTTAGCTACTGTAGCACTGCCTGTAAATACTTCAAATGATACTGAAATTTGTTCTAATTCTGCAGCAGTTTGTAATGCAGCTTTACCAATTCCAATAATTCCACCAACAATACCGACTGTTGTTAAAGCCATTCCCATTGATGAGAATGCTGCTGAAATTACATTAGAAGTGCTAGTCATGCTATTGCTGATTTGACTACCACTTCTTTGGGTACTTGATGCTAATGATGACAATTTACCTGATAATGCACCAAGTTTAGTCATAGCTTCATCTACATCAGCCCCAATTTTTATATAAAACTCATTAGTTTCTGCCATTATTCTATAGAATTAACCCACTTTTTCACTATATCATCCGAAAGATACTCTTTTTCTTTTTGTTTTTCTAAAACTTTTCCTATGTTATCAGTCCACAATGGAACTAAATCCTCTGCTTTTGGTGCATCTTTACCTCCCATGGCAGCTAATGAAGCCCACATTATTTTTCTAGTCCTTTCCCACTCGTAAGCCCTTCTAAACTCAAAGCCATGTTCATAGTCAAGAAATTCCCCGAAAGTCATTCTTTTCCATTCCCATGGCTTCAACCCTGTAATGTATATTCTTGTAAGTACCCTATTCCAAGTAATTACTTCTTTTTTTTTGCAACAACTTTAATTTCTGGTTGCTCAAGTTCACTTGGCATTAAATCAGATGTAATCCAATCTACTACAGTTACTACTTGAACACTAATTAACCATTTAGTAGCTAACATTCTTGAAGATTTAATCTTGCTAAGGATGTTTTCAGCTTCATCTTCCAATCCATTTAGGAATAACCAATAGATATGTCCACTAAGCAACATATCTCTTGTTATATCCAATAATTTAGAAGGATTGTCTTTGTATTCGTGCATACTTATAAGATCATTGAATTCTCCTCCAAGCTCTTTTACATATACATCGTTAATGCTACCTAATGAAAAATCAAAATTGATTTTCTTTCCTTCAAATGTAATACTACGCATTGTGTGTGTGTTTTGTGTGTATTTAACCAAAAAGGGTAGAGATTATATCCCTACCCCAAATGTAAACAAAAATTTTTAAATATTAAGCAGCAGTAGTCTTTGTTAATGGACCATTACCTTTCAGCTTAATATCTACAGTTGCAATCTCTTGATCACCACCTTTTACTGGTACTGACTCAACATAAGCTAAACCAGTTAATACTGTAGCTCCCGTAGCAGCAGTTTTGAATGAAACAGTTAATTCTGTTTGTTCCATCCAAGCAGTCAATAACTCATCATAAGTGTAGTTTGTTCCACCATCACTATAATCTAATTGAGCTGTAGCTGATAATCCCCAAGCCTTACGGCCAGGAATTGCAGTTTCCCATACACCTGAATCCTTGGATGAAGTATCAATCATTTTAGTTGATAATTCGATATCACAAGTTGTTTCGTTTGCTATAACCTTAGTACCTACGAAGATACGCAAGTCTGTTCCTTTTACTAATGCCATTTTATTTCTAATTTAATTGTTCTAATAATTGACTAAATGTTACGATAATCTCTACTTGCCATCCTGTTGGCAATTGTGAAGTTAATGTATTTGTTTGATATTCACAATTCAAAACCTGCCAATTAGTTAGGTGTGAACTAATACCAAAATTGCTTGGTCCTAATAAGACTTTATTTGCAATCTGATTAACTATATCATTAGCTACTTTTTTGCCTCCTGTATCAGAAACAAACTTAGTAATAACGTGAATATCAATAATCTCATCACGAATAAATCTATCTTTATTACCATCATTTCTTCCTGTCTGTTGCATAAATACAATAGCAGGGAATGCTGCTGTACTAGGAACTATTTCATCAAAAACTTCAACAGGCTGACCATTGCTAGTAATATTAGTTAAAGTCTCAAAATAAGCCTTTCTTAATTCAAATTGTGGGTCTTTTGCTATCATCTTATTAAGTTTTCATGATGTTTTTAAATCTAGTCCTAGCTTTTCTAGTAATTCTTTTTGTGGTAATCACATAATGATGAAATAAGAACTTTCTAGCTCTTAAACCTTTATGATCTTGACTAGCACCTTTAAATCCAGCAATATAATTTTGATAAGGAGATAATGTACTTGTTAGTTTAAATCTTCTACCTGTACCAAAATCTTGATAAGGTGCATAATGAGCTTTAAATCCAATAGTTGCAGTTACCCTATTTTTACCTTCTTCTTTTTTAAAGTAATGACTATTTCTAAGTTTACCAGTCTTAACTGGAGCTAAAGATTTAGCACTACTTGAAAGTGCTTGAGCTTCTTCCATAACCATTGAGTTTATGTCTTTAGCTCTATTTGCAGCACGTTCAAATCTATTGATTAATACCTTTAAGCCCTGAAACTTAACTTTAATCATTTCTAACTGTTGCCTTAAAAGTTATCCACTGATTCTTAAAATCAACATTTGTGATATCAGAAAGTGCATATCTTTTGTTATTAAAAACCATTACAGTTGTAGTCTTAAATTGATACTCACTATTATATCTAACCATACATTCGAATGATTGATCAGTACCAATTTGACCACCTTCTTCATTTCTGACACCACCATAGTTGCCATAAAATGAACTTGTAGACTTTATATGCACATTGCAGCTATACCCTTGACGAGAAGCTGCAGTAACACCTCCAGCACCATCTGGTATTTGTTCTACCATGGTTTGAAAGTTAGCTCTAAATCTGCTAAGTTTATTATACATAGATAGGTCTGTAATGTCTAATACGTTCTTTAATAGATCTAATTGCCAATTTCTTGTCTTCTACTGCCTGATCATAATCAACTGCTATAATATCTAATACAGCGTTTTCAATATCATAAGGCAATGGAAGATACCCTCCAACGTAAGTAACTACCATACCACCTGAAGAATAAGCAGAAATCTTTTGGTTTAATTCACTAACAGTGTGAGACAAATTAACTCCAGAAGCATCTTTTACAGACTCAATCTCTGTCACTGGGCCATAATACAAATCAATTGTACCATTAACCTCAATGTAAGATTGAATCATACGCTTAGGCTTTAGATTCTTTTGGATATAAGTCTCAACCTCATGAATAGCAGAATACTTTAAATCAGTAAGCTTTTGATTATCGTCATTGTTTGAAATTTCGATATTCAAATGTCTCTTAACTGAATCTAAAGTTATTACTTCAGCTAAAGGGGAGATTTCCTCAACCATTTGGATTTCTAAACCCCTTGTTTTAACTACTTCAGGTATGTAAGCCATTATTTCTTCTTAGAAGGTTTTACAACTTTATTTTGTGTTGGCTCTACTGATTCTTCAATATACTCAACACTTACTAATCCTTTTGAGCTTAATTCATTAGCTCTATCAACATTTACTTCAAATTCATCACCAACCATACGAGGATGGTTAGCTTGTACATCAAAAAAATGCTGAACACAAGTTACCTTTGCCATTTTATTTAAGTTTAAGGTTTAAAAATAAGCCTACTGTTCTTATGGGAAGTAGGCTTACATAATAACACTAAAATAAGAAAATGATTATGCAATCACAAAAGTACCTTTTCTCATCGCACCACCGAAGTAGATTGGTAAAGCAATAGATTCTTCAGCTCTTACAGTCACCAAGTTCTTAGTGAAGTTATCGCCATCTTCGTATGCGAATTCAACCATTACGTTATCTTCGAATAACAATTCAGCAGCCTTGTTCATATCTCCTACGAAGAAAGTGTTAGCAGGGATGATGTCAGTAGAAACTACTGGTACACCAGCAACTGTTAAACCAGTTCCAGAGATTAAAGATGGGTGAGAGTAACCAGCACCTGATTCTTTGTTGATTAACAATTCCATCTCATCAATTGGGTTTACCAAGATGATAGAAGGACGGAATTTAGCAGCTTTTAATTGAGCAATTGAGTTAGCCAATTTATCCCAACGATTAGA